CTCTGTATAACTTTTATGTATAGGGACTTTCCCTATTCACCTCACACGGTCAACTCGTAAACGAGCAAACTACGTAGCCAAAAGAGCGTGGAACAACACGTTTCACAACCTCCCTTGTTACAGGAAGGCAGATATACTAACTTTCGTTAGCGTATCTCTTTTCTGGCTTAAACGCCACCCAGGAAGTCTTATTTTTCGATGTATTCCGTACATCGTACATAGTGCTACCAGGTTGGTTACCCAACGTAGTTCCACCAATCCTATACCCATTCAACACGGCAAAAAGGCTCCCCAGATCATCCGGGGCGGCCTTCTTGTTCGACGTTGAAACGTAAATGCGGTATTCAAACCGCTGGAGTATAGGGTTCCACCGATAGTCGGAGGGTCTAGTTCGTGGATTTGCATCCATGAACGTGAACCTTTGTCCGTCGGAGGTACCAACCGCATCTCTGCGGTGTAGGTAAGTGGCAGTCAACCAGAAACCCTTTTTCCACAGCGTGTTGCTGTAGGCAAGGGTCGACTGGTTGCTATGCTTTGGCAGCTGGCGTATGTAAAGCGGAGTTGTTACACAACCGAAATACATATCCATACCACATGACTCGCGAAAGAAACCTTTCGAGAATGATTTTTGTCGATTAACGACAAGATCATACCTCTCAAGGAAATCTAAAGCAAAGTCCATATACTTTACAGGGATAATTATATCATCCCCATAGACGTAAACGGACTTTAACGCGATACTATAGTCACAACCTTGCCTAACAAGTGCTTCTACGCATAAAGCGTAGAATACAAGTGCTTCAACAGGAAAGGTTGTAGCTGAGCCCATGGGTCCAAAAGAAGCATTTTGAACAGTAATATCACCAAACTTGGTGACTCCCGTTCGCGATGCCGCTAATGCGATCCACAATTCCGGATTTGTTTTCCGGATGATGTGCTCTGCTAGATCAACTGTGACGCGATCCGAAGCTTCCTTCATATCAACAGTAGCTAACTGTTGATCTTGGGAGGCCTCTGATACAAGCCGTTGGTTGATAGATTGGTCAAGAAAATTTACATTCTCTGACCTCTCTTCTATAGTGCCTACCATGTACCCCATAAGTGCCTGTTGGCACATCATATATTCTGCTGGTTCAGCAGATATAAGACGGGGTCCGCGGGAGTCTTTGGGAACAAAGATTCCGCGGGAACATGGTTCCTTAACGGGCAACTCATGTGGATTACAGAGACCAAATGGCAATGTGGAGAAGAATTCTTCATACTTGAAGACTCTAGCTAACTGCTGATAATAGGCAGTCGGCTTGTTTTTCTCCCATTGTTTCAAATGGTCTGCTGTAGCTCCCGGTCCTGGCTTCGGAATCAGTTTGTCATAGGTGAACCTCTTGCGAGGTAACAAATCACCTATAACAGACTGTGCTATACGCGCTGGTGATGTCTTATAGATGTGCTTCCGCTTGGAAGCATGCTCTGCAAGTTCATCTTGAACAGCCTTATAGTATACCACATGAGAACTCTCGTCCTCAACTGGTAATTCCAACTTATAAAACAGTAGAAAGAACTGAGTTAAATCAGCAAAAATCTCTGCTATATAAGTGCTAGGCACAGATTGTCGTATTTCAATTAATGGGATTAAGAGATCAGAAAACAACACTGGAATATTTCCAATGCCGTAGACTGTTTTCTTTTTTTCCTGTATAATTGGCGAAGGTGTAATCATTACCTTCAACGATCTGTGGTAGTTGCTTTCCAATGGAAGGCAACTGTTTGGTTAAAGCATCAATACCTTCATGTAGAATCCAGGCGGAGAACGCGTTGCGTTCACCGGTTAGTTTCTTGGAAGGTAGTGGATACTTTTTCCTGATATCGTCATAGCAGTAAAGGTAACACTGCTGTAACGATTGGAGTGATGGTTGTATTTTCACTATATAGATCCATAAAGATCAATATAGATGCAATAAGAACCAGAACTATGCGGCGATGCTTCACAGCATTGCATAACACCTTAGCTAAGCCTAATAGCTTAGCTTCAGTGCGCATAATACACCAGTAAGTGCAGTCGTAAGCGAAGAAGATGCAACGAAACAACCCTCAGAATTTGGGATATCACTTCCAAATACAGTTGAGTTGAGTACGTCGCTTCTAATCTCCGAAGATGAATGCAAATCTACAGGTAAGTCCATACTCAATCTAGTTTCCTGGATTTCGAGTGTGGAATCATCTGCAGCCCCATCAGTATGTGTATGAGTCCCGTCTGGGCTAACTATATAGTTAGCAATAAGGCGAGATACAACTAGCATGCTGATCCTCCCGTTACGGTTTTGAAACGTAACAGATGTCTTACAAAGACCGTCTAAAATAACACTTTGCATATCTGCCGGAGCGGCAGATGCAAGGCTATTTAGATTGGCCACTGTTGGATGAGAAAACACGCGTAGCAACTCGGTCATAACTGGCGAAGTGCCCATATCGGTAAGGAACGTATCATCGCTCCCACCGTCATAGGCATTGCCAGAAATATTCCAAGGTGCACCGCATGTAAAAATCATCAATGACGTCGAGTCGAGGTTTCGGTAGAGAAGGCCTTCATATTTTACTGAAGGTACTCTACTCGAAAAATCGGAGGTTGTGGTGATGTTCATGGTTCTTAATAACTCCTACATTGGATGTCGGCTGTGTTATCACAGCCGGGTAAAGCCAGTGTCTTGACAAAACGCCAAGTTCACTGAGGGTAACGATTTTATCAGTAGAAAGACGACCGTCTTTGGTCCTGATAACATCGTGATCGGACGCATCGGTGTTAATGATGCGTCGTTCATATAACGTCTCCTTCACGGAATAGCGAAAGCTATCGCATGAAGGCGTCTCTGTCGTTGTTG